GTAGGTCGGGCCTTAATGATTTTGGTTTGTTTGTCGGGGTCATTTCTTTTCTTTCTGTGTTGGTTATTGCGAACTTTTGGTTCCCCACGGTGCCCAACCGGATTTGGTGTAAACCCAATAGGCGGCGCGTAAGCATTTTTTCGGATTGAATAATTCAACCATTGTGTTTCGAATCAGGCCGGCGCGCTTGAACGTCAATTTCCATGAACCGTTTAATTGGGCTAAGCAATATGAACCGGTGTAAGGATCTTTTTTGTTCCATGCGCGCGGAAAACATGACGATTCGCGCGCCATGATGTAGCTAATTTTTTTGAGATTGGCGCCTTTAAACCCTGCTTGTCGGGCGGTTGTTTCATACATTGGGCATGAAGTAGGGCGCGCGGTAGCGGCGGCGGTTGTGGGTGTTGCAAGAATGGCGGTGGTCAACACGGTGACCATCAGGCGCTTAATCGTTCTTTCCCGGTAGAGGGATAGAAAAGAAAAATGGGGGGTTCATTTGGTGCCTTTCGTGTCGGGTCGATAGGTGGTAAATGACAACATAGCCGAAATTAATACGGTCTATGTGGATTTAGCCAAAACCTAACAACCGGGTGTTACAAGGGGCGCGGAACTGATTTCCAAGCTTCAACAAACTTGTTGGGGTTGTCTGCCATTTCCGGCGTCAATTCGACATGCAACCATAGGCCGCCGCCTGAACCGCCATTGTTGACTGAATCCCAATCTTTCCAACCGGGCTTTCCGTTGCGATTGCAACGCCAACCACGGCCCCACGTTTCACAACCCTTTTTGGTTGCGCCGGCGTAATCGTGAACTTCTTCAATGCCTAGAAGCTTGTAATTGGCCACTAGCCAATTTGCCCATGTTGCGGCGCTTTCCTTGTCTTTGTAGCCGATATCGGCGGCGCGCCCGGTGGCGTGTACTGATAGCCGATCCGATCCGCGCATGTTTCGAACGGCCCACGTTCCTAAATTGGTGAAGCCTTTTTTGGTGATAATGTCCACGAATTTTTCGGTGCCGGCACGTTTGCCGGGTGCCGCACCGTCGGTGGTTCCGGTGTAGTTCATGGCCTAGAAATAATGTCTGCTATGCGGTGAAGCAAATTTGCTAGGGCTTCGCGCGCTATTTTAAGCAAGCCTTTTTTGTCGTTGTCATTCATCTTGTTTGCCTTTCGGTTTGTCTTTAAGGCCGTTTGCGCTAAGCAGGCCGGCCAACGATCCGGTCAAGAATAAAAGTAGCGGTTGAAGGGTTGCCCACGCCGATTTGTCATTATCCGAAACTTCCAACGGTTGGGTCACGAATGCAAGATTGTATAAAAGGAAGCATGTCGCAAAAACGAATGTGAATGACAACGCGCAACCAACCACGAAAATTAGCCGGGCTTTGATTTCTTCGTTGGTCATGCGTTGTTCGCGCCGTGGCGGCGGAATTATAGGCATTTGTCTTGCACCGTTCGACTAGTTCCAACGCTTGCCGTGTCAACTGTAATTGTTGTGGCCGCGCGTAACGCCTTGTTTTTGGTTAATGGTGGGCAATTGACGCGTTCACGATCCCCACAAGCTGTGAGAATGCTTAGGAATAGCAAGCCAACAAAACTAATTCGCCAAATCATATTCGACCACCTCGCCAAAATCGGCAATTTCTTGTTCGGTTAATTCGCGAACAATAACTTCGCCCGTTACTACGTCGTGAAATGTCCCAATTTTTGGTTCCATTTTTTATGCCTTTCGGTATCCGTAAACCGTGATCGTTATTCCTGTGAAGGTGCTTCCAATACTAAGGGTGAATCCTGTCGCCTGAACGGTGCTAGCGCACATGCCGTTTGAATAAACCATCGAACCGGCCGTGTTTATGTTTGGCGTAAAACAACCATAAGCCTTATGTTTAGCAAGGTTTGCGTTTTGTATGTCCATATTTAAATTGCAACCGTTAACGTTTGCCGCCCCGACTTCTTGCCAATTTGTCGCGCCGTTAAAACCCACCGCGCTAGGTGCCAAAGGGCCACCGCCGGCATACGCAAAATAAATGACGCCGCCATAGTAAACGCCTGTTGTGATTCCTGAAAATTGAAATGCAATGGCTGTAGCCGCGGCAGTACCGCCGCCGGTGGCAATTATTTTGTATGCGTCGTAAGTGCTTGAAAAACAATTGCTTACCGTGACAGATGAACCGCTTGTTGCCGTTGTGGTGCTTATGTACACAAGGCCGCCATTGTTCAAATATGTGTTTGTGTCCGACGCGGTGAGAAGTTCGCCGGTTGTAAACGTTTTAATTGCCATGAATTAAAATCCTAACTTGTTGTTGTCAAGGGTGCCATAGACCGCGTTATTGAGAACCAAATAGGCGTTGTTGTCTTGCCCTGACATGAATAGTGTGATTCGGGTTTGTTCGGGTGTGGCGTCAATTTGCACGCCTTCAATGACGGTGTAGTAAGTATCGCCGCGAAAGTAAATCTTGCCGTTCGTGTTAATCGGCAGTTCGCAAACTTCAAGAAATGCGGTGTTGAATAGCCCTGTGTCGTAACGGTTGGGTTGTTGAACGTCGGTCAATGTGATCGAAGCAAGTGTGCTGTTTTTTGATTGGAAATTATTAAGCACCCATTGGGCGTGATCTAAAGCTTGACTTGTGGTGTAGTCAAGGGTTGTTTTGTCCCAACCGTAAATTGGGGTTGTCGATAGCGTGGCGGTTTGCGCGGCTAACCCTTCCGGGCTAATGGTTACCTTGTTGTAATAGTTGTCCGCGCTTGAACGGAATTGGATTCCTTCATATTTCATTTGCAAGCTGTAGGGCGTGCCGGTGCCGTCATTGAAAACATATTCGGTGGTAATTAACCCGGTGGTGTTTCTGCCGTACCAATACAAGGTTGGTGTGCCTTTGAATGACGCTTCGCCGCCCCACATTCGGGCTTCTTCGGTTCGTGTAATCAGGTTGGCTAGTTCAAATGCGTTTCCGGTGTATGTTTGCGCGGAACCAATGGAACGGCCGAAAAATTGGGAAGTTGCTAAACCGGCGGCAACACCTAAGTTCAAAATTTGATCTTCGGTGGTTTCTTGCGCCAATGCGTAGTTGACTAGTTGGGCGCGGCCCCAATCTGCTTGTAAACCTTCGCAACTGATTGTGACCGAATCCATGTTTGTTACGAATCCGTAGTTGATTGCAACATCTCGAATACGCCCAACAAAACATGTGAAGTTATCTTTGCCGGTAACGACGCCGGGCTTGTAAATGTAAAGAATGATTTGGTCACCCAATTTTGGGGTGGTTGTCCATGATGAAGGAAATTCGGTAGAGATTTGCGCGGATTCAATCGAATAATCGTCAATTTGTAGTTGACGGCCTTTAAAGATTGATAGGGCCGTAATATTTGGCAGTTGGTACCAAGTGGCGCCCTGCTTAAATTCTGCTTTCCATAACGACGGTGTGGCCACTATGCCACCCTGACCGGCAATGGGCCGTTAGAACGGTTATAGCGGCGCAATGCGTCAACAATGGCGTTCGGGTCGCCGCCCTGAACCGTGATGTTGAATGTGTTTCCTAGCGCGCCACTATTTCGGCCGCGCAAAGGAACGACGGCTTCGGGGCCGCGTTCGCCGATCATGGCAATTGTTGGGCCGGTGACAATGCCGCCGTCGGCCAACATGGGAATATTTGGAACATCGAAACCTTTGCCGCCTAATCCGGGCACCCAACCAGGAACCTTGAAAGATAGTTTGCCAACGGTGTTGTTCCATACTGAAGCAATGCCGTTGAATAAGCCTTTATAAAAACCAACAAGTGTTTCGACATATCCGCGGACTACTGAGACAACGCCGCCAAATCCTGTTTTTAAGCCGTTCCAAATTTTGGTGGCAAAATCGCCGATTCCTTGCAAGCCGGCTTTTATGCCTTCCCACACTAAAGAAGCCGCGGTTCCGATTGCGGCGAAGGCTTTTCCAAAAATGTTGAACTTTGCTTGTAGAACCGCTAGGGCGATGCCTACGGCGACAAATGCGGCGACTAGTAGAAATACCGGGTTCATGGCCATAACGGCGTTAAACGCGGCTTGAACGGCTGTGAATGCGGTTGTTGCGGCTGTCCATGCCTTCATGGCGAAATTGACGGCAAGAATGGCGGTAGCAATGCCGGCAATGCTTCCGCCTACTGCTAGGAAAACGCCGGTGTTGTTTTGTGCCCATTCGCCTAGTTGGGTGATGAACGGCAAGACTTTTTCAATGGCCGGCAATAGGGCCGCGCCAATTGATTCTTTTGTTTCGTTTAAACCAATCCCTAGCTTCTTAAATTGTCCTTCTGCCGTGTTGGCGGCGGCGGCCGCGTCACCGGCAAAAGTATCGGCCAAAACCGACATTGCGCCTTCGACGTCTAACCCATTTTTTAAAAGGGTTTTCATGCGCGGATCTAAGGCTTTTAATCCTTTGTCGTTGCCGGCGTAAGCCTTTGAAAGGGCGTCGGATACTGTCGCTAGATCCTTTCCGGTGCCTGCCGAAATGTCCAACGCCAATTGAAGGCCGCTTTGTGCTTGTTCTAGATCTTCGGTACCAATAACAAGTTTGGCTAATGCCGGGCGTAGTTCATCATCTGCCGTGGCGGTTGCCATTGATAAACCCGATAGCCATTCTTCATTTTTAGATATTGCTTTATCGGTTGCCGTGGTAACGCCTCGAATGTTGCGCGCCAATTGTTCTTGTGCGGCCTGATCTTCAATGGCGGCTTTAGTAAAATCAACGGCGGCGGCGCCTAATCCGGCTAATGCGGCGGCGGCCGGAACGGCGGCTTTCTTAATAGCAAATTGGGCTTTTTCGCCGGTGGTTTCAAGCTGTTTGAATTGTTGAACCGCCTTGTCGATACCTGCCCCGGCAAATTCGGTGATGATTGGGATTGTTATAGCCACGGATCATTTGCCTTTCATAAGCCGGTCGGCGGTTCTCATTGCTTCAAAGGCCAATCCTTCAACGGCGCCTTCAACTTCGTTTTTGTGTTTCTCATACGCCGGCCACATAACGCGTGACGGTTTGCCCCATTTGGCGGAAAGGTTTCTTGACATTGTGCCGTTGCGGCCCATATCAAAAATGGTGTCAACCATGCCCGACCAACGAATAAAGAAAACGGCAAGGTTGCTATTACGGCCCTGAAATTCTTTAACTTTTTTCCCTGATACGCCGGCCTTAACCTGTTTGGTTGCCTTGTTCGAATCCCACGGCAACATTTTGAAACCGCTTTTGGTTGTCCATGAATAGCGCCAACCCGACAAAGGTTCTTTCGGAATGTTGGCTTTTGCTTCTTGAATAACCGGGTCAACAATGCTTTTGTATTCTTTAGTAATTCCGCGGCGCAATGATGGTTCAAGTTTGTTCAAGTTCTTTAACGCGTCTTTTAACCCGACAATTTCAATGTTCGTTTGAACGGTCATTGTTGGGCCTTTCTTTGCTTGTTAAGAACATCAATTGCGGTGTTCAAATCTTGAATTGTAAAACTTATATCCGGGGGCCAATAGCCGGTTTCGATCAGGATTTCTGCCAATGACCGGCTTATTGATCCCCGTTGGTGGGGTTTGCGTTATCGCTATCAACAACTTCTAGTTTGACAAGCTTCTTCAAAAAATCGTCTAGTTGTAACGGCGGTGAATAACCGCCTGTTTTTGCCGCTTCGTGTGCTAGGTAACCCAATTGTTCAATCGAAATACCGTTGGCGAGATCGGAAGCTTTAACCTTA